TCGAAGCTTTCAACAGCATGAAATCCACTGGCATGGACGCTAGTGGTGAGTTCGACTGGTTAGCCGACCAGATCGTGACCCACGATGACTTGGTCAAAAACATCCGGACCAATATTCACTTCTTCGGCAACCCGACCCTGGTTTCAAGTCGGCCTAAGCATGACCTCGTTGAAAGCGGTGGTGATGAAGACGGCATGCGTCCAACAATCAGCTCACAGGCTGGTTTCTACGCTGCCAATCGACCTTCCACGCGTGTCAGCTCTCCGTTCTCTGGAGGCGGCTCTGGCTCGGGGATGAAGGTGCCTCGCGTGATCGCCAACGTTGAGTCAACTGACCGCGCGGTCTATCTCACGCCTGACGCGGTTTCCGGTGACCAAAACCTCTACGCCCGTCAGTACCGAGAAGAGATCCGCACGGCTCTGGGTGGCGTCGATGAGTTGGGCATTACCGCAGGGGCCACGGCTTATGAGATCAAGTCGTTGTACGGTCGTGCAGCGACTTCCGCAGCACGGCGATGCAGAGGCCTGCTGACCTACGGCTTATGCAAAATGCTTGGGCTGGTGATCTTCAATGAAGAGAAGATCTTCCGCGAATCATTTGCCGTAGCCATCGGCCTAGAGAAGCCCGTTGCTCCGATGCGTGAGCAATTTGCGACTCAGGAAGAGTTTTCTGCAGCTGCAAATGAATTCCTTTCAGTGATTAGAGAATTCGAAGGAGTTCTTGAAGAGGAGATTGCGGCATCAATTAAGCAGAAAGCGTTACCCGCGAATGTCGTTGGACTTATACCCGATGGCGAGAGAAGGGTCGAGTGGAGATGGAAAGGACCCGTCTTCGAGGACGGCACAGAGGATATACTTAATTCAAGTATTGTTGTTCGAAACCTACAGGAACTCGGTGTTAATTCCATCGAGGCCCTGCGTTATCTCTTCCCTGATAAAACAGACGAAGAGCGAAGCGCAATGCTTAGTGGCTATCCATTCCGAATGGCCCAAGCCACTCAACAAAGTATTGGCACATTCCTGACGCTGATTGACAACATGCGTCAGATCCCACACCCGCAGGCACCCGACCTTCCGCTGCTTGCGGATCCCAAGCTCGATCTCACCCCATACGTGTATCGGGCATACGAGTTTTTGAAGCGAGAGCTTACTTATGCAGGACAGTATTCAGACAGCACAGGCGCAGACAATCCCGCAGGTCTCGATCCCATCGAGCGCGCCCGCGCCGACGCAGGCCTACCAATCGCCTCCGGTCCAGAGCGCCCCAGCTTCGTACCAGACACCTTCGGTGCCGCAGCAGGTGGAGCAGGTGCAGGCCCCGCAGGCCCCACAGGCCCCACAGGCGAACCCATGGCAGGAGGCGTTCAACCGACTCAGCGACAGTCTGAGCGGGACGCGGAACTCCCAACCCCAGGCAGCCTACTCAACGCCGACCCCGCAGGCAGCCCCTACACAGGCTCAGGCATGGCCGGTTTCGGCAGCTCCTCAGTACCAAGCGGCTCCTTCCGCATCGGGGCTGCAGACCTCAATTCCCCAAGCAACGCAGGCGTTCTCCCCGGCCCCGACACAGGTGCCGAGCTACAGCAACGAGCAGACCGCACTCGCGAGCGACGAGTATCTCGCCAACGTAAGCGCAGAAAGTCTTGAAGTCCTTCAGCACTTCGGCGCTGAAGCTCCTGCTCTGCTTAATCGCTATTCCTGCGTAGTCGAGGATGCTCTGTTGGCTCAGGCTGAGTCAACTTACGAGTTCATGCAGCAAGTCGAGCAGCTGAATAAAACTGTCGAGGCTTCTCAGAACGTCATCAATGCAGCAGCGGAAGACAACGCTGCATACCACGTCATGCTGACCAACCCCGACATGCTGTCGGCTTACGTCAACGACTTCTTCGGCCCTGAGGGTCCCTACCCCGTAGAGACCTCACAGGATCGCCTTGCGCAAGAAGTTGCTCTGAATGACACCCGCTTCCAGCAGCAGCAGGCAGCTCCTCAGTCTCAAACTTACGAGCGCCCGCAAATGGACATCCCTACCCCTGGCACTCAAGCCACTGCCGGTGGCGATGACTTCTGGCAAACCTTCTCTGCCCTGAGCGAGCGCAACCCCAGCGCTGCCTGGCAAATGCTGGCTCAGGCTGGCCCTGATGCGCTGCGCAGCAAGGTTCTGGTTTCCGAGGGCTGATCCATGTCTGACTTCATGACAAAAGCCGCAGAACTTCTAAACGGTCGCGTAGCAATGCTCGGCGTTGTTGCCGCACTCGGTGCATACGCAGTCACCGGCCAGGTTATTCCTGGCATCTGGTGATCGCTGAGTTAAACACACATTCATAGCCCCGTATATCGGGGCTTTTTTTCTATGACCATGCTTCCTCCTGGCGCTAACGCTGCCAATCCGAATGCTGCAATGCTGAATCAGCCGTCAGGCGCACCTGAGGCCGGTCAGTTTCAACTAGCCGCCCAGCAGACTGCCTCTGAATCTGTGCAGGACGAGAAAACAGCCGCAGCTGCAAACATTCAAAAGATCAGCAACTTCGCCAGAGAAATTGCTTCTGAACAGAACACAGCTGAAAACCGGGCTACAGCAATGAAGACTGCATATGGAGCAGGTGTGCAGATGACGGCTGGTGGCGGACAAGCCAAGCTCAATTTGATACAAAACCCTGAGCAACTAGCGTTGGTCCCCAATTCGGACTTCATCCAAACCGGGAAACGACTTTTTGGGTAAAACTGTTAGCTTGATTTCGGGATTTGGCTGCATTGTCAAATGAGACTTGCGGGCAGCAATGAGTATTTCGATCAGCTGTCCGCGTCTTCACAGAAGCAAAACTCGGCCAATCAATTTGAAACCGTAATCGAACAGATCGAGTTACTTCGTGAAAAAGGTCTCGGCAGTGATGCTGCTATCCATCACGGCCTTAACATTTGGAACGGCACTGAAGACGCTGTCCAGCCATCTCCCAGATTCGCAGCAATCTTCGGTGATGACTCAGCAGACGATTCAGAAAGCAGTAACCCTGATTGAAAGCTTCGAAGGGATAGAGCAGGAGGCTTATCTCGATCCCATAGGCGTGGCGACTATCGGTGCAGGGATGACAAAGTATCCCGATGGATCGTTCGTTCGCTTAGGAGATCATTGCTCTGATGTTGTCTGTCGTGGCTACTTAGAGGCAATGCTGCGCGATGAGTATATCCCCGCTTTAAGCAGTATCCCAGGATGGTGTCGACTAGGCCATAAGCGTCAAGCTGTCTTGCTTAGCTTTGCCTGGAATCTTGGCCCAAACTTTTACGGCAAAGAAGGATTTGAATCTATTAGTCGCGTTCTAGAGCAAGGGAGTAAAAACCCAGGCGCATATGCGCAGCTTCCAGGGGCGTTGAGTTTGTATGTCACGGCAAATGGGAAAGTGCTTGAAGGTCTCAAGAAAAGGAGAGCAGAGGAAGGAGCTATTTGGGCCGAGGAGGATGACGGCGTGACTATCTTCACTTGTCACGTAAGCACCTTTATTAAACAGGCTCCTATTGCAAGTATTTATTTGTCAGCCGATGGCCGACAGGGCATGGAGCCTGGTGAATTTATTGAAGTTGTAGCTGTTGATGAGATTGCTCAAAATGCTCACGCTTGGGTAACTCTTAAAGAGAACGGTGAGCGTTGGGCTATTTACTTGCCGCACTGGCAGGCTCAGACCGCAAAGCCCAGTCTTGATGAATTCGAGAAAGTGGACTGGAGTGACTTTGCCAGTCACGTCAGCAAGTACGTGACTGTTGGAGAAATCCTGCAGTACGACGCTAGAAGGCGTCCTGTCAGCGGCAGTCGAGAAGAAGAAGAGCTGATCAACATTGCCAAGGAGCTCGACTTGATTCGAGAGGCGTGGCATGGCCCAATCGGCATTACAAGTGGATACAGGCCAGAGCCGTTCAACACCCAGGCTGGCGGGGTGCCTGGCTCGTACCACATCAAAGGAATGGCACTAGACATCTATCCAGTAGGTGAGTCCATTGGAGAGTTCTACAAGTGGATCAGCAGGCGCTGGAGCGGAGGCCTCGGTGACGGACGGAGTCTGGGCTTTATCCACATCGATACCCGTGATGGTGGTGGGTTCCATCCCCGCGCTGATGTCAACCCCTGCTGCACCTGGTCGTACTGATGGAACCGAACCATTTCACGTTTGAACTATCTGACAGCGACATCCAGCAAATAGCGGCCTCACTTGAGTTCCATTACAAGTACTGGCCTGGATACCCTGCCGCAGAAAAAGAAGAGCAAGAGCGCCTTTGGAGGTTGCGAGCGATCTTCAGAACAGCACTGATGGAAGTCGCATTTCACCGTGAGGACTAATCATGC